ACTTATTGAAGAAAAAATTGGTCGCAAAGTACGTTGGGAATTACAATTTTCTAAAACATCTCCTGGTTTTCAGTCTGGCGAGTATGACTTTTATTTCAGGGGATCCGAAGTGGGCGTTGATGGCATTGGCGATCTTGTTGATACGGCGGAATTAGCAGGACTAGTTAATAGAACTGGTGCTTGGTATCAACTTGAAGATGGAACAAAAGTTCAAGGTCGTGAAGGTTTTATTAACAGAGTAAAGGAAGATTTGGATCTTCAAGATTCTTTGAAGAACAAATTAAGTAATGTCTAACAAACCTTTTACAGTTTATCCAGGACAATTCATTTGTAAAACATGTGATGAAGTCGTTAAAACAATGAGATATTGGAAAGATAGTGTTACTGTCAGTTGGATGTGTTCTAAAAAACATGTTTCTTCAGTAGATATTCTTCCACCAACTAGGAGAGATTATGAGCGAGAAGAACGAAAGTAAAAGAATAGGTGCTAAACAGCATAAAAATTCTGGCAGAAATACTAATAAAGGTGATGCTACATGGGAAAATTTCACTGTTGACTTTAAAGAATGTTCAAAATCTTTTACATTAAATAAAGATGTTTGGGCAAAGGCTGCAACAGACGCTATCAGAAATGGTAGTGATCCAGCCATTCTTGTTGTTTTAGGCGAAGGTAATGCAAAAATAAGATTAATGATTACAGAGTTTGATATGATAGAACAACTAGTAGAAGGAAATAAAAATGGAACAACAGACAACGACGCTTGATATGGTTAATGGGTTAGCAGAAATTGCTGACTATATGCAAGATGAAGAGTTAACACAGGCTTTAACATTTATTGCTAAAGTAATTATTAAGCCAGATATTCCAACTCAAGTAGCAACAATTGAAATTGTCCGTCTTCAGGCTATTGCTGCAAAGATGGCTTTCAAGGCTACTTGGATGGCTAATGTAGATAAATCTGATAGAGGAAAGAAGAACTTATATTATACTGCTGCGGAGTCAATCAACAACTTGGTATCAGCATTGAAATACACAACACGATAGTCTGATATACTTAATAGAACAGAAAAGAGTTTAAATTGACAAAAAATTTACTAAAAAGTGTAATGATTAAAACAGCAGAAAAGAAAACGACAATAGATAATCAGGCTTTAATTGCAAAAATTCAGTCTGGATATATTGAAGGTCGTGGCCCAAAACATACACAGAAGAAGACTTTTGCTCCTTCTACTATTGCTTGGAGTCATGGTGAATGTCCACGTTATTGGTATCTTGCTTTTGAAGGCAATATATTTGAAGATGATACAACTCCATACAGTGCAGCCAATATGTCTTCTGGAACTATGGGACATGATCGCATTCAAAATGCAATGATGAAGGCTGGCGTTGCTAAAATCTTTAAAGATGATGAAGGCAATGATACAACAGAGTTTAAAGTTTTTCATTCAGATCCTCCTATTTTTGGTTATGGCGATGTAATGCTTAACTGGGAAGGTCAAGAAATTGTTGGAGAAATTAAAACAATGATGAATGAAGCATTTGAATATCGTAAAAATTCAGGTACCCCTAAATCTGGACACGTTATTCAGTTGCTTATCTATATGAAGATTCTTAAGAAAGCAAAGGGGATGCTTATCTATGAGAATAAAAATAATCATGAACTACTAATTTTTGAAATTGGTGTTAATGGTGAATATATAAAATGGGTAGACTATGCGTTTGACTGGATGCGACAAGTTCGTAAGTCATGGGAAGATAAGATTCTTCCTACAAAAAACTACAGATCTAATTCAAAGGTTTGTAAGGGATGTCCAGTAAAAGAAGCGTGTGGTAATGCAGGGGTAGGATCTGTAAAGATCGCATCTCTGGAGGAATTGAGTGAAACTATGTAACTGGTGTGATACAAGATTTGAGCCAGCAGTATCTTATCAAATATACTGCTCAACAGAATGTAGAACACAAGCAACTAAAGAAAAAATAGTTGAGCGTCACAAGATATTAAAACGCAAAAAGCGAGAAGGAAAAAATCGCAATTGCGTTCAATGTCAAACTCCATTGTCAGTTTTTAATGATGAACCACTTTGTTATAATTGTGAGATTAATCATAAACAGGTGACAAAAGTATTAAAACAATTAAAACAATTAGGAATTATGGATTATGAAAACAATACCTAAAACTATCTGTGCTATAGACGCAAGCACTAATAGCCTTGCTTTTGCTGTTTTTAATACACAAGAGAAAACAGTAAGTGTTATTGGCAAAATTAATTTTGAAGGTAATGATATTTATGAAAAAGTTATGGATGCTGGACAAAAAGTAAAAGCATTTTTTGATTACTACGGTGGATTTGAAGCAATAGTAATTGAGCATACTGTGTTCATGAACAGCCCTAAGACTGCTGCAGATCTTGCTTTGGTGCAAGGAGCAATACTAGGAGCAGCAGGACAATCTGGAACTAAACAGATTGGTAAAGTATCTCCAATTACTTGGCAAAACTATATTGGTAATAAAAAGATTTCTAAAGACGAACAGTTTTTAATAAGATCTAAAAATCCAGGTAAATCAGTTTCTTGGTATAAATCTTATGAAAGAAATCTTAGAAAAGAAAGAACAATTAAGTTTATTAATATAAACTATGATAAAACAATTACTGATAATGATGTGGCAGATGCTTGCGGTATTGGTCATTGGTCTGTAAATAATTGGGGTAAAGCAATAGGAGTTGACAAATAACACTATGGCTGCTAAACTATATACTAACGAGACTTGGCTTCGTAAGAGATTTCTTATGGATAAAAAGTCTCCAGAAGAGATTGCAAAGGAGTGTGGATGTAGTGTTGAAACCATCTACGTTTACCTTGCAAAATTTGGATTAAGGAAGTCAAGGCGATGAGTGAAAATTTAAATATTACCGTTGATCAAGTCAATCACCCTAGTCACTATACAAGTGACCCATCAGGCGTTGAGTGCTTACAAATTACTCGTCATCGTAACTTTAATGTTGGTAATGCTTTTAAATACCTTTGGAGAGCAGGTCTAAAGGATGAAGCAAAAACAATTCAAGATCTTGAAAAAGCCATCTTTTATATTAAAGATGAGATTAATCGCTTAGAAGGAAAATATGATGTCAAGTGAAGAAGACCTAGTAAAACACCTTGATCAGGTTAATACTGTTGTTGAAGAATACCTAAAAGGTAATGATCCAACAAAAATTTCTAAAGAACTTTCTATCCCAAGAGTTCGTGTTGTTGAACTAATTAATGAGTGGAAAGTTATGGCATCTGCTAATGATGCTATTCGTGCACGTGCAAAAGAAGCACTTGCTGCTGCTGATGCTCATTATGGAAAATTAATTAGTAAATCATATGAAGTTATTGATGAAGCATCAATGACAAATAATCTTAGTGCAAAAACTCAAGGCATTAAACTTGTTATGGATATTGAGTCTAAGCGTATTGATATGCTACAAAAAGCAGGACTGCTTGAAAATAAAGAATTAGCAGAAGAAATGCTTGAAATTGAAAAGCGACAAGAAGTTCTTGTTGGTATTTTAAGAGATGTTGCATCATCTCATCCAGAAGTTCGTGACTTAATTATGCAAAGACTTTCTCAAATTGCAAAAGAAGGCGAAGTGATTACAATTGTCCACGAAGTTCAATGATTTTTTTGAGGCACTTCAGGACAACAACTTTGAAGAAACACCAGTAGATGTAAAAACTTTTGTTGAACATCCAGATTACCTTGGTCAACCACCGCTATCTGATATTCAATATGATATTGTTCAGGCAATGAGTCAAGTTTATAGAAAAGAAGATCTTCATATTATTATGGGGGTTGAAGAAGGTAATAGATATTATAAAAAATATACAAAAAATGAAATCATTCTACAACTTGGCAAGGGATCTGGAAAAGACTTCGTATCAACTGTAGCGTGTGCATATGTAGTATATAAATTGTTATGTCTTAAAGATCCTGCTAGATATTTTGGTAAGCCATCTGGCGATGCTATTGATATTATTAACGTGGCTATTAACGCACAACAGGCCAAGAACGTGTTCTTTAAAGGCTTTAAGAGCAAGATTGAGCGATCACCATGGTTTGCTGGTAAGTATGATCCAAAAGTAGATTCTATTGGATTTGATAAATCTATTACTGTTTATTCTGGTCACTCAGAAAGAGAATCACATGAGGGTTTGAACTTGCTTATGGCAGTACTTGATGAAATTTCTGGTTTTGCTAATGAAGTTGGCACAGGTAATGATCAAGGTAAAACTGCAGACAATATTTATAAAGCATTTAGTGGTACAGTTGATTCTCGTTTCCCTGATCTTGGAAAGGTAGTTCTTCTTTCATTCCCACGCTATAACGGAGACTTTATTTCTCAACGGTATGATGATGTAATTCTTGAAAAAGATGTAGTAGAAAGAAAGCATACTTATATTATTAATCCAGACTTGCCACACGATGATCCAGATAACAGACTAGATATTGGTTGGGAAGAAGACCATATTATTTCTTATAAAGTTCCTAATGTTTATGCACTCAAAAGACCTACTTGGGAAGTAAATCCTACTCGCAGTATTGAAGATTTTAAAATGGCTTTCTTTAAAGATATGGGAGATGCAATGATGCGTTTCCTTTGTACACCAACATACTCATCTGATGCATTCTTTAAACAAAAAGATAAATTAGAAAAATGTATGACACTAAGAAATCCTATTGATAACTCCAAGCGAATTGATGCATTTAAACCAGATCCAGATAAAGTTTATTATATTCATGCTGACCTTGCACAAAAACATGATAAATGTGCTGTAGC